ACTGGCGCTTCACCGTCCAACTGACAGGCACGCCGACCCGGATGTTGATCCGCACCGCCATCGGGTGCTCTGACGGCTGCCAGGTACCCATCGCTGACCTGCAGGCCTCGCCCACCAGGCGCTCCCAGGCCACGGTCTTCGCCGGCGTGTACATCCGCGGCCGCCCGCCGATCGTGCTCACTCGAGGCCGGCCCTTGCCGACAGCCTGGCCCTCGACCGTGAAGTAGACCGCCAGGCTCACCGCCTGCCGCCCAGCATCCGGTCGATCCGATCGCGCACGTCGCTGTAGCGCGGCTGCAGGTGCTCCCGGATCAGCGCGTCGATCAGACTGGCCTTGCTGCGCCGCTGGTCTGTCGCCGCTCGGTCGAGTAACTCATAGGTGGCGGGCCGCAGCCGCACCAGGAAAGCCTTGTTCTGTTCGCTCATATTCCCCTCATCTGGAATCGCTACGATACCAGTGACTTGGGAACTGGACTAGCCTGAAGTCAAGGACTTGCGTTAGGGAAATCCCTAATCGCTCTGTACCGTTTGGGTTGTTGACAGGCTAAAAAGACCGGCGTACAGTTCCGGTCATGCGCTACCGCAACGGTATCGCTCAACCACCGAGAAACAGGAGTTGAACCATGAACAGCATCAAGTTCGAAGTCGGCAAGACCTACATGACCCGCAGCATCGGCAACCACGATTGCTGCATCTTCCAGACGATCGTCAAGCGCACCGAAAAGACGGTCACAACCGCCGACGGCAAAACCTTCCGTTTGTCAGTTCGTGCAGGCGTTGAGCAGTTCCTCCCCTGGGGCCGGTTCAGCATGGCCCCGGTCATGGGTGCCGATGAACAAATCGAAGTCGCAGCCTGATCATGCGCACCGCTGCCTTCATCGCCCTGGCGGCCGGCTTCGGTGCCGCCGCCGCAACCGGCTCACCCTGGGCGCTGCTGCCCGTTCTGCTGCTCGCCCCGTTCGTCATTCGTTGATCCCAGAAAGAGGACGCCATGACCAAGTTCGTTGCTTACTTCCGTGTGTCCACCGAGCGCCAGGGCCAGTCCGGCCTTGGCCTCGAGGCCCAGCAAGCAGCTGTGAAACAATACGCCGACTCAATCATTCACAGTTTTACCGAGATCGAGTCTGGCAAGCACGATGACCGGCCCCAACTGCAGGCTGCCATCGCAATGTGCAAGCGCAGTGGCGCTGCCCTGCTGATCGCCAAGATCGACCGGCTCTCACGTCAGGCTGCGTTCCTGCTGACGCTCCGCGACTCAGGGGTGCAGATCGTCGCCGCCGACATGCCGCACGCCGGCACCCTCGAGTTTGGCATCCGCGCCGTCGTCGCCCAGCATGAGCGGGAGGAGATCAGCCGCCGCACCAAGGCCGCCCTGCAGGCCGCCAAGGCCCGCGGCGTGCGCCTGGGCTGCCCTACCCCCAGCATCGGCAGCGCAATCGGCGTGGCGGCCATCCAGGCCCGCGCTGACGCCTTTGCCGAGCGCCTGGCACCGGTCATCGCCGACATCAAGCGAGCCGGCTGCAGCACCCTGCGCGAGATTGCCGCCGCACTGCAAGCCCGCGGTGTAGCGACTCCCCGTGGCGGCACCACCTGGTCGCCATCTCAAGTGTCCAACCTGCTTGCCAAACTGGAGACCGTCCATGCGTGAATCAACACCGCTGTCGAAGGTGCCGATCGGCACCCGCTGGGAGCCCCGCCCTCGCTCATCGATCACCGATGAGGAACTCTTCATCCAGGCCCACCTGCTCGCCAAACCTGCCCGCAACGGCGGCCGGATAGCCTGGGCGATTGCTTGGGTCACGGCCATTGCTGCGTACCTGGTCTTTGCGTTCACGCTGTAGGAGGCCGCCATGCAACAGACCACCACCGGGCGCGAGCTCCGCGAGCAACAGCTTGCGCTCTTCAGTGTCTCGCACGCTGATCTTCTGGAACGCTGCCGGCAACAAGCCGTAGCGATCGCCCGCAAGCGAGGGATTGTCAGCATCAACGATGTCCGGGCCAGCATCGACCTGCCGGCCGGCATCCACCCGTCAGTCCTGGGAGCGGTGTTCCGCTGCTCCCTGTTCCGCGCCATCGGCTACACCGAGGCGCTTCACCCCGCGGCTCACGCTCGAGTGATCCGCGTCTACGCCCTGAAGGAGACCTCCGATGGTCAGTAAAGTCACTCCGAATACGATGATGTCAGCCAGCCGGCTGCCGGCACTCATGGGGCTGTCGAAGTATCGCAGCCCCAACGATGAGCTCACCGCCACGATCAGCGCCCTGCGCGGCGAAGACTGGCCCGACATCGGCAACGAAGCGATGGCCTGGGGCAACCAGCTGGAGCCTATCATCCTGCGCGAGGCCGCCCGCCGGCTCGAGCTCACTGACCTGGTAACCGACCACAGCGAGCCCTTCTTCCACCGCGACTTCCCGCTAGCCTGCAGCCTGGACGGCAGCGCCGATGGCCGCGGCCAGGTGCTGCACACTGACCCGGAGGCCGGCATCTACGTCGTCGGCCAGGACAGCATCCAGCTGGACGGCCTGGGCGTGCTCGAGGCCAAGCTCACCAGCCAGCCCGCGGAAGACATGCCGCCGCTCTGGCGTGGCCCGATCCAGCTGCAGGCGCAGATGGCCATCCTGGGCGCGAAGTGGGGATGCATTGCCACGCTCTATCAGGGCACCGAGCTCCGGCTGTTCCTGTTCGCGCCGCACGATCAGACGCTGGGCGCGATCCGCGCTGCCTGCGAAGACTTCCAGCGCCGCCTGTTGGTCTGGAAGGACACCGGCACGGTCGACTTCTACCCGCCGCAGGACAGCAAGGATGCCAACCGCATGTATCCGCAGGCCGAGCCCGACTCGATCATCCACCTGGATGACACGGCGCAAGAGCTCGCGATGAAGATGCTGGCCGCCAAGATCAAGATCGACAAGGCCGAGGCCGACCGTGCTGACGCCGAGAAGAAGCTCAAAAAATTGATCGGCACCGCATCGAAGGCAGTCGCTGGCAACTACCTGGTGTCCTGGCCGATGCGCAACTACCAGGCGCAGCCGGCCAAGACCGTGCCGGCGAAGGAGGCCTACAGCATCCGGCAGTCCACGCTCTCGATCAAGGAGATCCGGCCATGACCCCCCGCGATCTGACCAGTCTCGAAGACGCGCACGCCCGCGCCGTGCGGGCAGTACGCGCAGCCACCATCACTGCCAGCGAAGACGAAGCGATGGAGCTCGTCGACGCGATCACCCTGGTCGTACTCGAAACCATCAAGGCATACCTGCCGGAAGGCGAAGGAGAAGAGACATGCAACTAGCAACCCGTGAGGGCTTCGCGCCCGTAACTCTGGACGAAGCGATGCGCTTCAGCGAGATGCTGGCGAAGTCCAGCATGGTGCCCAGGCAGTATCAGGGAAAACCCGAGGATGTCCTCGTCGCCGTGCAGTGGGGGCGAGAGCTCGGCCTGGCACCGCTGCAGGCGCTCCAGAACATCGCAACCATCAACGGCAAACCTTCAGTCTACGGTGACGCCGCGCTCGCTCTGGTGCAGGCCTCGCCGCTCTGCGAGGGCATCGATGAGCACATTGAAAACGAAGGCACCCCGAACCCGGTGGCCGTCTGCATCGCCCGCCGCAAGGGACGCATGCCGGTGGTCGCCAGGTTCTCGGTCGAAGACGCCAAGCGTGCCGGTCTATGGGGCAAGCAAGGCCCGTGGCAGGCCTACCCCAAGCGCATGCTGCAGATGCGCGCTCGAGGATTCGCCCTGCGCGACGCCTTCCCCGACGTGCTGAAAGGGCTGATCACTGCGGAAGAAGCTCAGGACTACCCGAGCGAGGATCGGCAGCCGGCCAAGGACATCACGCCGCGCAACCCGTTGGATGCCATCAAGCCGGCAATCCCTGCGCCGCCGCCAGTGCTCGAGACCAGCGACCCGATCGTCATCGAGCAGGTGTTCGCAGCCGACCAGGCCGCCGATGATGCTGCCGTCAGCGCAGCCGAGGCCGACGCCGAGCGCGAGGCCATGATCGCTGAGTCAGGCGAGCCGCCAGCCGAGGCTGCGCCTGGTGGCTTCCCGATCTGGGTGCCCGGCAAGGAGACCCCCCTCGCGGTCTACCGCACGCTGATCGAGTGGGCTGACGCCTACGATGCGCTGGGCGACAAAACCGCCAGGGCGGGCAGGGCAGGGGCTCGCACCCGGATGACCAAACTGCGCGAGCTCCGCGAGTGCAATGAGGAGCTCCTGCAGCGTGTTGACCTGGTGCGCAAGACCGCGCTGATGGCGAACTACAGCCAGCGTCTGGCGGCGCTGGGTGCAGCATTGACCCCAGAGGAGCGCGAGGCTGAGGCCGCCTCACGCAAGGTTGCTTGACCCGTCTGTCATCTTGCCGGCTGCGGTGGCCACCTCGGTCACCCGCCGGCCCCAGCCTTTGCCGAAAGTGTCCCAGGTCGGCAGACGCTGGAGAAACTCTAGACGCGCCGCTTGGTATTGGGACACGATTTCGTGGGCAGGCATGGCCGCGACAGCCCGCAACGTGCCAGGCCCGATCGAACCATCAGCAGTCGCGCCGACCACCTGCTGCAGCCACTTGGCCGCACGGCCTGGCCCGCTGTTGATGGCTGCATCGAACACGCAATAGTCGACGCCTGCCGGCAGATCGTCGCCGGACACTTGGTTCCAATACTTGGCCTTGTACATGGGCGCAACGTCTTCTGGCGTGAGCGCACGCATGACAGCCTCGTCGACCTCGTGCTTGACCCATTCCTCCCAGACGCGCTTGGTCACGCCCAGGTTGGTCATGCCGCCAGGGTCGCGGGGATGATTACTGAAACCGCCCTCGTGGTGCAGCACGGCGGCCAATGCGGATTCAAAGTTCTCTTTCATTTCTTCATCATGTCCTTCTGTTGCGAACTGTTGGATGAGCCCAGCCAGAAGTTGTAAACCGATGCGGTCTCGCGGGCCAGCACGCCGAGCAGTAGCATCATCACGTCAGATCCGGTCAGCGCCATGTATCCGAGCGCAGACCCGACCAGCAGGCCAAAGAACCCGAGCACGGTGACAACCGACAGCAGCGCCGGGATGCGGCTGCGCGTGGCGATCTGCATCTGGCGGGCAGAGTCGGTGTTCTTGACGTTGAGCTCGAAGATCTTGGTTTCGTTCGCCATGCGGGCGAGCTCACCGTTCTGCTCGAGTTGAGCGAGCTCACGCTTCGCTGCTTCAGCAGCAGCTGGATCAGGCAAGACCCTGTCGAGGATCTTTCCGCCTACCTCAAGCAGCGGGCCGAGTGGCAGCATCGTCCTTCTCCTTGCCTATCAGGTTGGCCGCGGCATACGCACCCTTGCGCCCGACGATCCCGCCGACCGCGCCGATACACAAAAGCATCACGTCCTTGAGGATGGCCATGAAGGCCGTGTCGATCGGCGAGATCCGCTCCATGTCGTGCTCGACGAACAGCACGCCCAGGATGATGCCGATCACGCTGGCAACCAGGATGCCGGTGAGCGACAGCGCGATCACTGCCCAGACCCGAACCTCTACCTCTTCCGTTGTCATCTTCATGTCGAAACTCCGGCTAATACGAACATCAGCACCACAACGATCGCGATGACCCCAACCAGTAGCTTCACTGTCCAGGCCATGCGTCGATGATGTAGCTGACCAAGTGATACATGATGATGCCGCCGGTCGCGAGCACCATCGCGATCAGCGCCCGCTCTTTCTTTTGCTTGGCCAGCCGCTCTTTCTCCCGCTGGGCGGCGAGCTCGGCAGCCTTGCGTCTCTGTACTACCGCATTGTGCTCACGCTGGATCTCGTCCCAGACCGCAGATTGACCAGACCATATCAGGAACTGTTTAAGCTCCTGCGTCATCTCGCGCACTTTCTTGGCTGCGATGACGGTCTCGAGCGCCTCGCTCATCGCAGACTGCTGGCCGCCGCCGCTGTCCTTTGCCTTTGCACGCTCGTCGGTCGACGCCTTCTGCAGCTGATCCTGCGCATCGAACAACTTCATGAAGTCGCCGAGACAGTCCTGCGCCTCTTTGCCAAGCTGGATGGCCTGCTTGATGCCGGCGACAGCAGCTTGCGCAGTGGCGAGTACGACGGCGACTTCAATCACGTCAGTTCACCTTCAGCACCAGGCCGAGCAGCAGCACGATGATGAACCCTGCGCTGCCGATTAGGATCGTCTCGAGCCGTTTGAGCCTGGCATTGATGCCCTCATAGCGCACCGCGCAAACCTCTTCGTGCGTCATCAACCGAGCCTCCACTTCATTCGCCGTTGCCATCAATCACCTCACACAAAACAAACCAGTCGCGCCATTCCTCGCGGGCACTGCGTTAGCTCATCATGGCGGCGGGTAGTCCGTCGCATACGGGATGATCGCCACCTCAATCCATTGTCGCTGATCTGAAGTCACTGACAATGGGTCAAGCACATAGAGCAGCATCAGGTTGGAGTCAGCCGATGTCACCGAGCCGCTGTTGTTGATGTCACCGAGCCGTCGACCATTGATGTATGTGTTGCGCCAGTAGTCTGCATCAGGTTGTCGACCCTGAGACGCCCTGAGAATTTTCAAAACTGTCGTTGAGTCCGGCACATACAGCGTCTTCTGATCCCAGACGCTCGTCCACGCTCCCTTGCGAAACATGTGGATCTCGGTCGCACGCACCCAGCTGCCATCACGGTAGACGTAGGCATAGCCTGGCTTCTTCCAGGCACCGCTGTCATAGACCGACAGTTCTCTCACGATGCAACCCGCAGCCAGAGTGCGCCGTTGTCAGCAGACCCGCTCGGTTCAGCGGTGCTTACGGTGATCGGCACCGCATACGCGATTTGGTTGGTGCTGATGACGGTGATCTCGTCATTGAGAGTCAGCGCCGACACCGTGATGCTGGTGCCGTTGGTTGCGGTGAACTCAGCCGAATGCAAGAGCGACCCGTTGATGTAGACCTGCACGCTGCCGATGACGTAGTTGGTCGTGATTGTGGTCTGCCCAGATGTTGCCAGGGCGCGGTAGATCGAATAGGTTCCCGTCCCAAGGTTCACCCAACCGGTCGCCGTGTAGATGCGCACCAAGGCGCTCACGGTGTTGTAGTACAGGTCGCCAGCCACGCGAGCATTGCCATCCGGCCTGGCGGTCGGATCGGTTGCATAGCTTCCGTAGTAGGTCGTGTTGGGAGCACCGGCCGTGGCAGTCGGGTTGCCGTTCGAGTCGAAGCTCAGATACTTGTTGGCCCTGGTGGTGCGGCCAGGCAGCGTCATGTTGATCGATGTCGGATCAGTCTGCGGGGCCTGCAGCGCACGGCCCAGACCCTCGGCGTTCTGCTGCGCGAAGATCGTCTGCTGGTCGAGCTCGTCGTTCAGCGTGTTAGCGAAGAAGTCGCCGCCGGTCACGAAGTCGGTGGTGCGGCTGATTGTCCGGTTGCCGACGATCGCGATCTGCGTTGCACCGGTGGGCGTGGCAGTCAGCGTGACGAAACCGGTGCCGTTGGCGTTGATCGTCACCGTGTAGTCGGTGGTTAGCACCAGCAGCGTATTGTCCCGATAGACCGCGATGTCGCCCGCTGCGAGGATCTCAAACGTGAAGTTGTACGGGCCGGTGCCGCTGGCCGTGTAGACCACGCGCCGGGTGACGTTGTTGATTTGGATGGCCATCGTTTACCTCGCGTAGTTGCCCAGCCGCGGCAGGCGTATCTGGGCTGTTTCAATCCGGCGCTGAATAGCTGGCGCGAACTTGCTGTTGATCATCAGATCATTTTGCGCTGCCTTGACGTATCCTGAATAGACATCGCGGATGTTGTCCTGCTGCACGTTCCGCGGGTCATCAATGAATCCAGGGGTGTTGTATCGCTCGACGATTGCATCTTTAAGACGCAGCCCGCGACCGTCTGCAATGCGGCCCAGCTGCTGCATCATGTATGCATACTCCTCAACCTCGAGCTTGATCGTCACGCCGGCTGCGGTGACGCTCATGTCGGGCTTCTTGAGCGGGATGCCCAAGCTGATGATGATCTTGTCGGCAGGCCGCTGCTTGCTCTCGCTGTAGCGCACACCAGTGGTCGAGGCCAGCCAGGGATTGGCGGGATCGACATCGGTCATCGGCTCGCCCAGGTAGTCGTATGTCGGCGGCAGCCGTTCACTCAGGATCGGCGTGCGGGCCTGGCTGCGGTTGACGCCCTCGAAGAATCCCTTGAGCACTGTCGGCGTGTTGGGCGACTCAGCAGTCATGCGCTTTGTTGGATCGACGCCGCGCTCGATCATCGCCCGCGCTGAACTGAAGATCCCAACCGGCGAGCCCTCGATGGCGTAGCTGGCAGCAGTTCCGGCCAGTCCATCGAGCGCATTCTTGAAGGCCTGCTTCGGATTCGGGATGGTGGCGCTGAACGCACCCGCGATCGAACTGATGCCCTGCACGAATGGCATCTGGCCGACGTAGCCATAGAGCCCCCAGGTCGCGCCCAGCAACACCTCGCCGACCAGATCCTGGTTGTCCTCATAGCGGGCATACTCGACCGCGTCTGCGATCATGGCCATCGGCGCACCGACCGGGTCGATCCCGCGGAACGGGACATACAGCCGGCCATCCTTGCTGATCGACGGATCGATCCGCATGCCGCGCAGGTATTTCACGAAGTCCTGATCCCACTCGCCAGACTGGAAGACGAACGAATACGGACGCCATCCGCTGTCCAGGTAGACCTTGCGCAGGTTGCTGTCGCCAGGGCCGCCACCAGTCAAGCGGCCATCCGCAACCAGGCTGCCAGCGCCGATCATGATACCGGTGCCCATGCCCCACTTGGTCATGGCGAGCTCGCGCTTTGCGCCACCAGCCATGAAGTCCTGCCGCCACTGCTTGGAGAGCGGGGCGAACGAACTGTGCTGCATGCCCTCGCTCACCACCCAGATCGGGGTCTTGACGAACGGCAGCACGATGCGGCCCAGCAGGTTGTCCTGCGCGAGCTCCTGGATCTGCGCGGCGCTGCCAGTCAGCTTGCGGCTGAACGTGATCATATGGCTGAAGTCACGCGCCAGGTCGTCGAGCTCTGCCGGCGGGTCAGACAGGATCTCGCCCATCCGCTTGAGGCCCAGCTGCTCGGCCTCCGCTGCAGGCACGCCGGCATCCCTGGCGGCACGCCTGACCTGCTGCTCGGCGCGATAGGCCTGGGCATAGAGCTCGGCCCGGTAGCCCATCGTCTTGAAGACCTCGTCCATCGCCATGATGGGACGGCCGCCCAGCAAGGTAACGAAGTTCGCGTATCCGTTGATGCCCTTGACCAGGCCTTCGCTCTCGATGCCGTAGTCGCGGGCGTCGAAGATATGGTACTGGCCCTCGAGCTTGGTGCCGGCGTCGCTGATGAGCTCGGATCCGGCCCGCATCTCGCGGGTGGTGCCGGTGCGGAGCGCCGTGCCAGCCAGGCTGAATCCTTCGCGCAGCGAATGCACATAGCCAGCCACCATCGCGGCGGCCTCACCGAGCTCAACCTCGGCGCTCATGCCGACCGCACGCTTGGCAGATCCGGCCAGCCCGGCCAGCGCCCTAGTGGCCACCGAGCTTGCCAGGAATGTCGTGTTCGATGTCAGGTTGACAACGTGCGTGCCGATGCCTGACAGCAGGCCGTTCTTCCAGGTGCGATCCCACAAGTCTGCGATGAGACCGGTCTTGCTGACCTTGTTGAGCAGACCCTCGCGGGCACCGTCGTCCTGCAGCTGGACGAACTTCTCGACCAGCAGCTTGAGCTCGGGCGCGACCTTCGGGTCTGCCAGCATCGCCTTCATTTCCGGGTCATTCGGCCCCGGAATCTTGGTGCCCTCGGCGACATCCATGATGCCGGCTGCGCGGCCTTCGCTCACCTGCACGCGCCCGACAGCGGTGGCCTGCGCTGCGCGGGTGCGCGACAGCACATAGGCGTCGTTGATCAGGTTCTGCCGGTTGAGCAGGTACAGCAGCTGCGCCTGCATGTCGGCGTCGTCAGGGTTTGCGTAGGCCTTCCGCGCCAGGTCGTAGAAGTCCTTGGCGTTCTGATAGCTCGCCAGGCGCATCCGCATCATGTCGACAGGGATCTCGCCGTACTGCTGCTTGAGCGCAGCCAGGTCGCTGATCAGATCCTGGCCGAATCCCTTCTTCTTGGCCGCGGCGATCGTCTGCTCGAACGTCATGCGCTCGACCTGGATCCCGCTGGACGTGACCAGCGAGTCGACCGTCTGCTTGAAATCGGCCGGCCCTTCGACCCGGTTCAGGTTGATGAGCGTGGTCGGCGGGGTGCCGGCAGCTGGCGCTGCTTCGATCGTCTTCTCGATCTTCTGCAGCTGCTGCGGCAATGCCTCGAGGGGTTTTGCTGCTGGCGGCGCAGACTCTGCTGCGGCCTTGGCGGCGGCCCTGGCGGCCTCGCCTTCTTTGACGGCCTTGGCACCGCCGATGATGATGTTGCGCAGGCCTGCGACCTGCACCACATTGTCGTCGCCAGTATGCGCGGGCTCGAATGCCGGGATCGGCTCATCTGGCTCCGCGCTCACCTCACGCTGCTGCGGAGGCGGGACGATCTCGTCGAGGCGCTGCTCGAGGGGGGCGTTAGGGATGGCCATTACTCAGCCCCTCCGGTTGGATTCTGTACTTGCGCTTTCTCCGCGCTGGCCTGCTCCCGTTGCTTGCGCAGTCTATCTAGGCGGCGGGCGTTTCGCTCGTTGAGCTTTCGTTGAGCTTCTGGATCAAGCGGGCCTGCTTGGCTGCCAACTCCGGGTTTTTTGACTCCTGCTGCTGCATCAGTTGCTGCAGTAGCGTCACGGAGTCTTGCGAGTTGCTCGCCGTATCCTGCTTGCTCGAGGATTGGTTGGAATCGGGCGTCATAGAAGAGCGTCCTAAAGTCTGGCGTTGAAGCGATGAGCTCGTCGGTCAGCGCCTTGTCGCGGATCAACTGCACCGCGCTACGCTTCTCGCCCGCGCTGCCGGCCATCTCGTACAGCGTCTTGGCCCATGACCATATTGTCTCTTGAACTTCCGCGGGCGTCCACTTCTCTCCGGTGATCTTGGTCAGATAGTCAGCGGTCTCTCGCACCCTGGCATTCATCGCCAAGTAGCCTGGCCCTTTGCCAGGATCGCCGCCCTTGGTCAGGCTGCCGCCAAAGATCTTCTGGTCGACAAGCGAGAATGACGCCATCCATGCATCGTTCGTCACCTCGTTGACGTTGCCCTGCAGGTTCAGCATGAAGCTGTTTACCTTCGGGCCTGACAACACCACCTTGGACGGGTCTTCTGCGCTCAATGCCGCAACCGAGTTGTTCTTCCAAGCGTCGAGTACCGAGGCCTCGCCCTTGCTGCCTTGCACGCTGCGGCCCATGACCGCGATGATGCCTTCGCGATCTGTTGGCCGACCGGCTGCCGTCCAGTTCTTCCAAATCTGCAGCGCGTTGTACAGGTTCGACTCGACGCTGGTCTGCGGGCTGGTGGCAGAGAGCAGGGCGGCGAACCGTGGCGCATCCGGGCCGAACACATTGACGATCGCCTGCGTGCTGCCTTCGTACCAACCTTTCTTTGCGGCCCCGCCGATGGCGGCAGCAGCAAACTCCTTGGTGCTTGGCAGATCGGACAGCATGCTGACGAACTTCTGCGCCGTGTCAGTCCTGAATTTTGCCTGTTCCTCTGGCGTCAGGTTCTTGACGGCACGCTGCAGCACCGCCGCTTGATCGGCCGGGATCTGAAGTTGCCGCTCCCCGACTTTTACCGGCATGAGCGTCGAGGCTTTCCCTGGCGGGGCAACATCGAGCAGCAGCCCTTGCTTGCGCAACAGATCCTCGGCCATCTCTCCGGCCTTCGGCGCGAGCTCGCGGCCGATCGCAGCGTCAGCCTGCGCGGTGGCTTTGCCTAGTCCGATCGCAGTCTTGCCGCCGCCGAATAGCTCGCCCACCGTCTCGGTGACGCCAGCCGATTCGCGCCGGATCTGATCGGTCTCGCCGGCCGGCACCAGCGGCACGCCCAGGGTCTCATCGAGGAACTTCTTCACGTCCTCGGTAGTGGGCAGGATGGTCGCCCCCTTGGTGCCGCGCAGGAACGCATCGAGTCGGCCTTCTCCAGCATTCGGGCTGATCGCAGCCGCAATGCCGCGACCCAGCGAGATCAGATCACCAGGCAATCCGATCGTGCCCTGCACCGCACCCTTGGCCAGCCCAGCAGGGACATCCATCGCCATCTTGCCGAACGTCGACAGCGGGATGTTCTTGGCGTCCTCGGGCAGCGTCATCATCGTTGCTGCTTCTTGCAGGTCTGGCGCTGCAGGCTCGTCAGGGTAGGTGGCCTTCAGGTAGCCGTCGACGATCCGCTGCTCAAACGGCGTATAGACTTCGCTCATCGCGCCACCTCACGCAGAATGCGCTGCTGCTGCCGCAGGTAATCGATGTCTTCCGGCTTCAGCTTGTTGTACCGTTTCGCAAGATCATCCAGGTTGGTATCTGCGTTGATCGTGATGCTGGCTGGTAATTGCTTCTTCTCGATTAAATCGCGTACCGTCCGATCGATCGCGGTGGTGGCGTTCGATTTTCTGGCATCTGCCTTCTCTGTTTTGTCGTACTGCTGCACGGCCTGGTCGGCCAATATACGGAAGGGGATGCGCTGGCCCGGATTGTTTACTCGAAAATCTTCGACCAGCGTGTCAAAGTAGCCATTGATCTTTTGCTCTTTGTCGATCTTGTGCTGATCGTCTTTGGTGGCAAACACGCTTACAACGTCAGGGGTGCCGGATGCGCGCCTGATGAGCCTGACTGCATCAGATCGCTCGCGATCCAGCGGTTGCTTGAGCTCTGCAGCCAGATCCTTGAACTGCTCGCCATTCATGCCGTGACGGTTGGACAGCGTCAACAGTTCCCCAAAGTCGGTGATGTCCCCGCGCTGGATCGCATACTTGGCTGCAGCAAACGCATACGGATCGCCGGGCTTCTGCTTCGGGTCTAGGAACTTCTCCAGCTGCTCGATCGACATGACGTTGAGCTTGGCCGCCTCGAACGCGATCTGGCGCTGCCGGGTGGGCGGCGTGCCAGGCGTGAAGTATTCGATCATCAGATCGTTGACCTTGATGTCGCGCTGGCGCTTATCCAGTTTCTCTGCATCCTCGCGCTGGGAAATGCGGGCAGACACCTCTGCGCGGAACGTCTTGACGATGTCATCGACTGCAGCCTGGTCAGTCGCAACCAGGCCGATCAGCATGTTGTTGTACTTGTTGCCCATGCCGAGCGATCCGCTGCGGATGTCGGCGATCGTCTGCGTGGTGTTGGTGAAGTAGGCGTCGTTCTGCAGCTGGTTGGTGATGACCGAGACCTTTGCGGCCCTGACCATCTTCTCGAACTTGTCGCTGTACTCTTTCTGCACACCGAGGTTGCCAAGCGTCAACGCGGTCGTGCTGATGTTCCGGCGATGAATGTCAGCCAGCGCATCGAACTGATCGGGCACCTGCGTCGCAGCGGCATAGAGCAGCTTGCCGACGTTGTCGATGTCCATGTCCAGCTTGATGAGCTGCTGCTGCTGGTTGCGCTTCATCTGCGCTTCGTAGGCCGCATTGAGCACGGTGTTGCCGTGCGTGGCCATCGTCGCCCTGAACTTGATCGCAGCCTCGGCATCCTGGCTGGCCAGCGCCTTGCTGTACCCGTCGGTGAACGTGGCGATCTTCTGGCTCACCTGCTCGCCGGTGGCCTTGCCGTTCTGCACGTCGGTCAGCAGCTTCGCGAGCTCGTTGCGGCCCTCGATCTCGAAGTGAGCCGCTAGCTGCAGCCCGCGGGCCTTACGCAGCGCGTCGGTGTAGATGTTGCCCGCCAGGCCAGGGACGATCGTCGCACCGTTCTTGGCGAGCTCGATCTGCTCTGGCGTGATCGGGTTGTCGGCGGCGAACTGCAGCGCCTCTTGCTGTGCGAGCTTGCCGGCCTGCTGAAACGCACTCTCGCTCATGCGGTCGAGCATCTGCGCCAGCGTGCCTGCTTGCTGGGCTGCAGCGCGTGCTGCGATCGGCTCGGCGACCTGCAGCTGCGGCTGCGCCATCGGCACGCCGCCCTGCGCACCGCGCAACATGATCTGACCGGATTCGAGCATCGTCGCCATCAGAGCGTCCTCGCAGCGCCAATAAGGCCTTGTGTCAACGTCGCGCCAGCAAGTAGACCGCCAGTCCGGCGAGCAGTGGCTGCAGCGAACTCAAGCCCACCTGCCTGTCGCTGGGCCTGGAAGCGCGACAAGGTAGCCTGCAGTTCTGTCGACTGCAGCATGGCGCTGGCATCCTCAAATCCGAGTACCTGCGCCGTCAGCGCGTTGAGCTCGGCGATGTCAACGTCGCGCATCACCGCCTGCACGTTCGCCGTCTGGATGCCCTGGATGCTGCCCTCGCCGAGCGCCACGCCGGAGGCTGCAGCCCGAGCACGCGCCGCCGCGTTGGTCTTGCGGAGATTGCGCAGCAGCGTGTTGCCCGCGATCTTGTAGTTCATCGCCTCCATGTCGGCACGCTTGAGCATGCGGCCGGCCTGGATGGTGGCGTACTGCTCCGACATGTCGGCCCTGATCTCGGCCACTGCGAGCGTGTCGCGGGCCTGCACCAAGTAGGCCGTCTGCTGGTTGATCGCTTGCGCTTGCTGCGCCTGCGCTGCGCCATACGCGCCGATCAGACCGGCAACCGCGTACATCTGCCCACCGGACAGCATTGGAGCGGCACCAGCAGCGGCAGCGCCGCCGGTACTTACAGAGCCTGGATCGTAGCCACCAGTGTCGGCCATCTCATGTCCCCGAGTAGACCGCGATGCGGTAGTCAAGACCCAGCAGCGTCATCTTGAGCGGCAGCGTCTGCGAGATCTCGATCGCCTGCTCGCGGTCGTAGCCCAGCACACCGTTCACGCGCTTGATGCCGGTGAAGGTCGGCACCGGCTCGTCGAGCAGCGGGTTGTCCATCAGCCGGAACGCAACCGGCTGGTTGTTGATCTCGAGCTCCTGCGTGTCCTTCACCACCGCGCTAATCTCGACGATCCGCTTCTTGAAGCTCACGCGGCTGCCGGTCTGCAGCTGGATCTCAGCCGGCATCGTCTTGGCGTACACGGTGAAGGGCAGGCCGACCTCGTAGCTGAAGACCGAGGCCCGGTCGAACGTCACGGTTCCGGATCCGCTCACCACTTCGTTGCCCTGCGGCACGCCGTCGCAGATCACGTTCACCGTCTTGCGGGTCATCACCAGGCTGGACGCGCTGGCAGCAGCGCCGCCGGTCACCGCGCAGTCGGTGTACACCGCATCGTCAAACAGTTCGATCAGGTACTTGGTGCCCGCGAACTCCTGCACGATGCCATCACCGCCCTCGGTCAGGATCTCGCTCCCAGACTCTAGCAGCAGCGCACCGGAAGCCACGCGCTCGGCCACCGTGTAGATGTCTGTCACGTCCACGCCAACATCGATGAACTCGCCATCGGTCACGAACTCAGACGGCGCGGTGATCTGCTGGCTGCGCATGATGCTGAACGCCGCCATCGTGCCGTCGGTGGTGTTGGTGAGTAGCAGAAGGTCGGCCTCGTCGGTGCTGGTGGCGCGTCTGATCGCCATCCGCTGCGGCCCTTTGAGCAGGTGCCCGGACAGCAGCGAGATCCGCTGCGTGATGTAGGTCTGTTGCGTGTCCGTGAAGACGAACTCGTTGAGAGACTTGCCCTGGCGCTGGATGAAGACCGTGCCGCTCTCGACCGACTGCACCCGCGTGCCAGGCTTGATGCCGTTCCGGCTCACGTTCTTGAACGTGAACGTCAACGGGGTGATCGGATCTGATCCCTGCTGCGGGACGAAGAACTCGCCGCCGGTGGTGAACACCTGGAAGTCGCGGCCGCTGATGATGTCGGTGATGACGTTCAGGTCATTCGTGTCGAGCGTCGCCTCGACCGCATCGTCGTCCAAGTTCTCGGTCGGCACGAACTCGTAAAAGAGCCCGATCTTCGATCCCCAGATCGTGCTGGGCCTTGATTTGCTGCCGCCAAAGAACAGCCGTCCCTCGTGGAAGCTCACCGTCCTCGGCCACCCGCGATTGGCAGACCAGACATCCTCGTAGTTGTGCTCGAGCTCCCAGCTGCCGGCAGCAACCGCCGACGTGTTGAAGAACGGGTATTCGACCACCGCGTTGACCACGCTCGCGCTGACGTACTGGACAATCCGCGCACGGCCCTGCGGGCTCACGTTGACGTACTGATTGACCGATTGCGTCGTCCATGTCGTGAGCGAGTAGGTGCTGGTGTTGTCGGGCGCGGGCGAGAATGCGACATCCACCGTCGCGACTTTGGTTGAGCCGACATAATCATCGATGAGCCTGACCTGACCCGATCCAGTGCCGCCAGTGATTGTGACGTACATTCCGTTGTACAGATCATCGGTGGCGCTGGCGGTAGCCTTCAGCGTGATCGTTGCCGTAGTTCCGGCCTGCGCTGTCCCGGTGTCATGGTGCGTGGTCGAAGAGGTCAGTGTGATGTTCCCGCTCACCGCGCTCGGCGTCAGTGTCGAAGCATTGTTCGTGTGGAAGTCGATGTTGAATGCGTACTTCGGGATGCTGTCGAACGTGATCGTGGTGGCCGTCCAGGCGCTGTCGCTGGTGCGCTGGATCTGAACCGGCTGCAGATCGGGATGCACCACGATCAGCGTATCAGCCGATTGTGTCCAACACATGTCGTCGACAATCGCGCTGGTGATACTCGAGACAGACAGGTAGTTGTTCCCGCTGCCGTTGATGTTGGTGATCAGCGAGCCATTCTTGATGACGTACATGCGCTGATGAACGAAGCACAGCATGTAGCTGTCGTCGACAGAGAACTGGAAGGGCACCAGGCGCACGCCGTCCGATGCGTTGCTCGGGAGCTCTGCGACGTACTTGGTGCCAGGCCGGCGGCGCATGCCACCCTGCGGCTGGATCAGGACATTGGTAGCCTTGGCCAGCGCGTTGTTGTAGGCCTGCAGGTCGACTCTGGCCCGCAGCAGGGGATCGAGCTCGCCCGTCGAGAAGTTGCTCTGCAGGTCGACGAAGCGCGGCATCAGTTCCTCACCGCGACCAGCGTGTAATCTTCGATCACCCGATTCGGGTTGCCCTGCGCATCCATCTGGCAGGCCTGCCGGAAGTAGCCCCCGCGCATGTTCTCAGCCGGGTCACCCAGCGCCACACGCTGCCAGCGCAGAGACTTGTCCTGCTGCTCGGTGATCGCCTCGGCAATGTGCCAGGCCATCTGGTACTTCAGCAGCTGCACGAAGTATTGCGGCATCGCGTACTCGGGCACGCTGTACTGGTAGTCGATGAAGACCGCGGTCAGGTTGGTCAGCAGCTGGTCGCCCTGGATTTCCCAGTCCTTGTCGATCGGGGTGCCGACGTTGCTGCTCGGGTAGACCGCCATCGGGTTGCCCAGGCGGTCGCCAGGCAATTGGTATGCATATCGCCAGTAGCTGCCGGGTGCGGTCACCAGCTGCGCCAGCGCGATCTTCTTCATGCTGAAGCTCCACCGGTACATCATCAGGGTGGAGTCGCGCACATTGGGGTAGAGCCGGTCGCAGACCGAGCTCGAGTCGGTGCCATCGTTGAATGAGGTGATCGCCTTTGCGCCCAGCATGAGCAGCGCGTCCGAGCAGATCCTGACTCCCGTATCACCTGCAGCCATTGCGGCCCCTCAATGTGAGAAAGGCCAGCCTCCGCTCGAGGCGAAAGCCGGCCCTTCTGGTTGCTGCTGCTATTAGTCGCTGTCGGTCAAAGAGATCGACTGACCGTTCGACACGTCGACAACCGTGCCGGTGTTCGACACTACCACCACCAGATTGGCGGTCGGGGTTGCCGTGTCGTACACATAGATCATGTCGCCGACTTTCATCAGCGACGCGACCGAGTTGAAATAGCCCTCGGTGTTCACGTCAGCAATCGCATCAGCCGACTGGTATGACCAGATCTGCGGTGCGTTGCCAGCCTTGGAACCGGCGACCAATGCAAGACCAGTGCTCGAAAATGCCATGATCTGCTCCTTATTCGCGGCAGGTGATCTGAACGATGCCCTCGGCGTCGATCGCAACCGCGTTGGCCGAGAACACCTCGTTGACCAGCCAGCTGGTCTTTTCCGGGATGTAATTGATCTCGGTGCGCATCGCGATGCCCTCGCCGTAGCCGATTGCCTGCTGATGGAACGCGAAGACCTTGCGGTCGCTCGAACCATCGATCGGCAGCCCGCCCTCGGCACGGTCGCCCAGAACGTGGAAGGTGAAGCCCAGGAACGTGTTGAGCTCGCCCTGAACCAGCGCCTTGACCGTGTTGAAGTCGCTGCTGGTGACCGAGGTCTCAGACAGCAGGTTCGACAGGCTGTTGGCGTGGATCACAATGTGACGGCCCTCGGGCGGCACATTGTTCTTGTCGAGCAGGCGCTTCGCGTCGCGGAGCTTGGCCAGGTTCAGGTTGGTGTTCGACCCGCCGATGCTGTTCGCAACGGTGGCGGTCGTTCCCGAGTTGACCAGCGCGTCGATGATCATCTGATCCTGACGGCGGCCGACAGCGGCTGCGACAACCTGCACAAGCTCTTGGCGCTCGTCGAAGTTGACCTTGGCCTGGCTGAAGATGTCCGAGTATTCGGCAGCATTCCAGTCCTGCAAGGTCAGCGTGACTTGCGAGAAGCTCGCGTTGATGGGGGTAACGTCGGTTTGCGGAACGCGCAGAGTCGCGGTGCCTTTGCCGACCTTGGGAAACTTGACGATAGAACCTTCGACTCCGCGACGCGCCCGGGTGGCCCCGACAAGCATTGCCTTGCCTTGGTAGGCTTGCTTGACCTCAGCGTCGAAGAGAGTCACGAAGGCATTGGAAAGACCAATAGCCATTTGATCACCTCATTCGGTTGAAAACTTGGGGTTCTCGCGCCGGTGGGCCTGCGTTGCACAGGGCCGAATGCTTGCTGGTTGCGCCAGCCACTCGTCAGCTTCCGCTGCGGTGAGGGTCGGGTAAACCCGGTGGGCCTTGACGCCGATTCTATTTCCTGATCGGCCCGTTTGACAAGTGGACGAAAAAAGACCCGGCGGGGAGGCCGGGTCAATCCATCAGGGAGGAGGAGACTACAGGGCTATTGTAGGACTGCTTGGAATAGTCTTTCAACCTTCTGACGGTAGGCGGCGTCCGTCTTGTATCGCGGGTCGCCCACCATCTGGTAGAGCTCTTCCTTGCTGGGCGCACCTTCCATCGGCGCAACCTCGATCGGGATCCGGCCCTCGTAAGACTCGCGCAGCTTCATCAGCGCACGGATGCCACCCGCGGTGCCGCCCATGATCTTGAATTCCTCAAAGTCATCCTTGCCCCAGACGCCCTTATTGACCAGGCCGCGAGCCCAGTCGACCATGCCGCCGATCACCGCGTTGGCATTCGGCCCCAGCTTCTTCATCTCGACAGCCGGGTCGACCATCTCGCCCTGCATGAGCTCCTTGGCCTGCGTCTGCAGCGTGCCGACCAGGTCGTCGAAGTCGGCCTGGCTGAGACCGCGCTCCTTCGCCCAGCCCGTCAGCGCGTTGGCCATCGGGTTCTCGGCGTTGCCATCGCCGAACGCGGTCAGGTCGTACTTGCCGTCAGCCGGGGCGTTGTGTTGGCCCTTGCTGATCTTGGCTCGCAGATCGCGCCAGGACTTCGCAATGCCCTCGAGGTCGGGCTCGTTGCTGTCCTTCTTCCAGAAGTTCTCGGGCCAGTATTCCGGGCGCTCGAGGGGCTCCTCGGGTGCTGGTGCGCTGGGGTCAGCGGCGCGGTGATCGATCTGCGCTGCTTGGGGGCTTGCCGGCTTGCTGTCGTCTTCAACGGTAACGCTGTCGAGTAGGCCGGTGCTGCCGGGCTCGTTTGCAGTGTCGCTCAAAGGTTCCTCGCTCTTTTGATCCGTGCCTGGATGTCTCGCACCACCGACCGCTGACCGTCAGCGTAGAAGGCATGCGAGGGGTCGGTGCCGGGCACGGCGATCGGCACGTCGACGTACATGTGGCGCAGCCAGATCAGCAACCGCTGGCCGTCCTCGCCGTTGAATACGCGCAGCACCAGGCGGTCTAGGTCGTCGCGCTTCTGGTCTGCCTCGCGGATGTCGGGCGTCGCGAGCGCCTCGATCTCGTCCCAGCCGCTCAAGCGGGCGCTCCTGCCGGCGCTGCGCCTTGGGCTTGCATGGCAGCCTGCTGCATGGCCATCGCTTCCATCTGCCTGTTCTGCGCCTCTTCCATGAGCACGGCACGCTCTTCGCGGGTGTTGCGCACGGTGGCCGGCACGCCGAGCTTGTCGCCGATGTAGTCGACCACCGCGTCACCCTTGAGCGCCAGCTGGCCGTCAGGCCCGAACGCTTGCATCAATTGCGCGTACTGGAGGATGGCATTAACCTCCTCCATGTTCTGCGCCTGCGCGAGCGGCGCGACAGGGGTGACTTTTACCTCGAGACCGTTGACACGCAACGGCAGGTCGATCATTCCGCGCTCGTCCATGACCTCGAGGATCTTGGCCACTAGCGGGATCATGGTCTCGTTGATGAGGCGTCCGAACGCCGAGCCCAGGTTCTGCGCGAGCTCCTTCATTCGCTCCACGATCTCGGTGGCCGAGCGGGCGCTCATGTTGTCCGGCGGCAGCGACTCATCCAGCAGGATCCGCTTGATGCTGCCCGTCAGGTCGTTGATCACCAGCTGCGACACGTTGAAGTCGCCAGAGCGGGGCAGGGGCTGCAGGCTCGCACCCTGGGGGCCGCCATTGCGTGCCACCGGGATGATCGCGCCCGGCACGATCTTGACCGTCGCGGGGTTCAGCACGCCATCGTCGGCAGCCGTGTAGACGCCGGCAACAGCAAGGCTCGCGTTCTTGAGCAGGAGCTCCTTGGTCTTGTTCAGCGTCTTGATGTCGGGCAGAGCGGTGATCAGAGGCCCGCGGCCGTAGATCTCACCCGCGACCTTCATGTAGCGCGAGATCACCCAGGGAGAGGTCTTGCGGCGGCGGTAGACGATCTCCTGCTTCGAGATCTTGTCGATGACGTGATAGCAGTAGTCGCCGCGCTTGTAGTCGTGGATCGTGGCCTCGACCAGGTCGACATCATCGGTGGGCTTTTGCTCGATCCGCATCTGCACTTCAGCCGGCAGCTTCGCATCCGGCCACTGGCGCTGGATTGACTCGCCCTTCATGCGCATCTTGCGGTAGACGTTGTCCACCTGGCCGTTGGCGCCTTCCTCGTAGCAGACCAGGAACAGCGGCACCGGGATGAAGTTGATCGGCGTCACGTCGTCGCCCGGCTGCACCATCATGCAGGCCGTGCCGACAGCGAGATCCAGCAGGAACTCGCCGATCGCGATGTCGAAGTTCGACTGCTTGAGCACGGCGAACATCTTGTCGCCGTATGCGTCCAGGATCGCCTGGGCTTGCTGCGTGCGCTCGATCGGGATCGACGGGCCAGGCTCAAGCCGCGACCACTTGCGCTGCGGCGGGAAGACCACCGACTGCAGCCGGTTCGCAAACCGCTGGGTGCTGTTGATGGCAGTCGAGTCGAAGACGCGCTGCATCTTCTTCGTGCCGGTGCTGCCACCTTCCCAGATGCCGTACAGCTGGCGCTGCGGGAGCGCGAACTCGTAGGCGTCCTGGTAGATCTGCTGGAACTCGTCCTTCTTCTTCTGGGCCGCGTCGTGGCGCTTGAGGATCTGCTCTGGCGTCAGCCGCATCCCGCCTGTGTTCTTGTCGTATTCCATATCAAGCCTCGGCCTTGTACTTCTCGAGCAGATTGCGACCCTTCGCGGCCAGACGCTGCGCAGCAGCTGCGGTGCGCGGAGCAGGTTCGCCCCATGCTCGAGCCGCCAACGCAAGCCGCGTCGGCTCACCCTTGTCGTTGACCAGCGGGCCTGACGGATTGGTGTAGAACCGCGTGAGGAACGAACCCTTGCGGCGAGCACGCTGGCCGGTAGGGCTCGACTCCTTCACGCCGGGCTGGAGGTTTCCGCTCTCGCCCGTCGACTCGTAATGCCGCCTGCCGGCCTCTGTCAGCCCGCCTTCTGGATCCTTGTAGCGAGCCTTCATCGTTGGCGCTCGTCAGGGCTGCAAGGCTGCCATCTGCGCCTGATACGCGGCAATCACCTCCGGCGTCCACGCGGCCTGGCACTGCGCCACAACGCTGGCAGGCTGACCGGTGAGATCCGCACCAGGCGTCAGCGTCCACCGACGGAATTGGCGTGCGAAGAACTCGCCGTCCTTGGTGATGGTCGTGGCTTCGCGCACCTGCACGATGCCGTTGCCAACGATTTCAATTCGATCGATAGCGGTTGTTTCGGAAATTGACATCAGATTCTCCCTAATTTCAACAAAGCCATTTAACACGCTGATTGCTTAATCAGCGCGAATTAAACTCAGATCAGATATGTAAACCCAAACCTAATATCTGATGAATTGGTGAAATTCGTGTCATTAACGCCGGCTCTGCCTGTTGTGGTTTGCTGCATCAAAAACAAAGTTGTCCCACTAGTAACTGCAAATAGTGCGCCGCCCGCTGTCAACCCACTCATTCCAGCTGAAGGGTCAATTAACACCGCAGGAAATGCAGCCGCCGTGAATGGCAAATTACCGATACTCGCAACCCCAGTAGAAGACCCTTTTGCAGTCAATTCAACCCGGATTTGCACCGTAACCTTGTTCCCGATTTTGGTGTAGGTGCCAGTAAATGTTCCTGTCATGCCGGTGTTATTACCGCCAAAAAGAAGACTTAAGGAACTAATTGTTCCTTCTTCGTAGTCATCCAGCGTGTTCGCATCACTCGATGCAGACGCCGTCGCAGGGAACGTAATTCCAGCCCCAGACGCAGCAGGCGTAGCGTTTCCAACCGCAATCGTCGCGGGGAACTTCTTCATGTAGTTCTGAAGTTCCTGCGCGGTGATCTTCTTGCTGCGATCAGCCGCTGCGGCCTCGCTGATGTCAACGATATAGAGCAGGTCGCCAGTCGCGGTGCCGGAGCCCGTCAGGGACGTGAGTGCGGATACGGCTTTGTCAGTCATGGTTAACTCTCCAAAAGTAGAAGGTCAAGATCCTCAAGTAGGGCGTCGTACCCGTCCTCGAACTCAAGGTTGTCAAACAGCGATTCGTCGTTCTCAAACAGCAGATAGGACGAATCCTCTAGCAGCACATTGCCGCCATCCTCGAGCTCGACGTTGTAGGACAGGTAGTCGGTGCTCTCGAGGAGGATGTAGCCACCGTCCTCAAGCAGGATGCCGCCGCCGTCTTCCAGCTGCAGCACCGCCGGGAATTCGATCCCGTTGCCGAGTCCACCGAACCGGCCTAGCCTGAGATTGATGCCGAGAAACACGTCACACCAGACCGACGATGCTGGTGGCGGTCGTACCGGTCGACCAGACCCGCACCGCGGTCACCGGCAGGATTGATCCAGCCTGCACGGCGTTGAAGGTGGTTGCGTTGCCGAGCGCGTCGGTGATCTTCACGTTTCCGCTGCCGCCAACGTAGAGCGCACGCACGGGTGCCGCCAGGTCGCTGTCTGCAGGCGTGATCGCAATCGCGCCGATCGCGCATGAGTCTGGCGTGGTGGGGAAGGGTAGTTGCGCCATGTCACTTTCCTTTTTGTGCTGCCCGCATGTTGTCGACCAGGTTGGGGTAGGGCCGTCCTGCTTTCTTGGCCATCATCTGCGCGGCCTTCTTCTGCATCGGCGAGAGTTGCTTCGGCTCGCCCAGATCCTTCGGTCGCGCTTTGTCCCAGACCTCTTTCATTTCTTCGATCCGTATTCGTCGAGCTCACTCTCGAGCTCGGCCGCCATCTTCATTTCGTGCTCGTTGGGCTTACTGCGTCCGGCACGCTTTGCCATCATCTGAGCAACCTTCTTCTGGAAGGCCGTCTGCTTCATGGCTTTCATCTCATCGTCGCCGTTCTTGCCGTTCGACTCGATCTCGATCTCGACTTTCATTTCTTCTTGTACCCCGCCTCAGACATCGCGATAGCCACGGCCTGGTCTCGGCTGGTGACCTTGTCACCGCTCGAGCTCTTCAACTTGCCGGCCTTGTACTCGCGCATCACCTTCGCGACCTTGGCCTTCATCTTGTCCTGCTTTTCCATCATGCCCCCTGCAACATTGGTCGCGAGCCCCTGCGACTCACTGCCGCCAGCCTGGCGGCGCGGCGCTCACCGAGCTCACGCTGCAGCCCAGACTCCAGGCCCTTGCGCTCAGTCTCAAACGCGCTGGTATCGAACGCTGCAATTTTCGGAGCGGTCGGTGCCTCCGGTGCCGTCGGCTTCTTCTCAGTGAAAGTCGGAAGTTGCTTCGGCTCTTCGTACTCGTAGCTGCGGGTCTCGGTGGTGTAGCCCGCCAGGCCGAACAGACCAAAGCGCGGAACCCGCTCCTGGTAGTAGCCAGTCTTGGTCACCGTCGGGCTCGCCTTCACGGCTGCAAGCTCGCTCTCGTAGGCCTTCAACCGTTCGTTGTAGGCCGCCACCTGCGATTCATACGCGGGGAAGCTCACCGTCTCGTAGGTAGCCTTGGCAGCCTCGAAGGGCTTCATCTGCTCTTTGACGCCGGCTTGGTAGGCAGCGAGTGAAGACTCCTGCTTGCCGGTGAGCGCCTCGATGTCCTTGCGGAATTGAGTCGACAACCGGTCGATGCCACTGGTCTTGCGACGCAGAGCGCGTTGCGCAAACTGCGGCAGCCTGGTGGCCATCAGAGCATCATCCCGGAGCCCAGTTGCGGGCCGGTGATCCCGAGCTCTGGCGTGAGGCGCTCTTGCGAGAGCAGGGATCGTCTGCCGCCTCGTGTCCGGGCCTTGAGGGCCGACGCTTCAGCAGCCGCGGCCTTGCGACGCTCTTCGTCTGCAGCGGCCTGCACCTCGCGGGCCTTGTTCTCCATCGAGAGCTTGTTCTCTTGATACTGGAGTTGGCTGGCCTGGAAGGCCTGCCGGGCGGTCTCAGCCTGCGTCTGGAGTGCTGCAGCCTGCTGGCCGTAGGCAGCGGTCTGGCGGTTGATCTCTTCGCGCATCGCAGCCGCATCACGCTCTTGCTGCTGCAGCTGCAGAGCTTGGTTCTCACGCGCCTGGCGGTTCGCCTGACGCGCCTGGTTGGCCTGGTAGGCCGTCCCCAGAAGAATCGCTCCAGCAATCAAGAATGGCATTAGTCGCTCCTGACCAGCACTTCATCTATCCGATCCAGTTCTGTCTCACTCGTTGCGTGAACACAGAACCAAACCGCGTCCTCGAGCGCCTCGATCCGGTGATGCACTCCAGCTGGTATCGTGATCACGGCCGGCGCTGTGTATCGCCTCTCGACACCGTCTGCCTCGACCGTCACCTCACCACTCGCCAGTATCGACAGGTGGTCATAGTGATGCGCGTGGGTCACCGCAAAGTGACCCCGCGGCAGCATCATCTGTCTCGCATACAACCCAGCTGAGAAGTGATGCCTGATCTGCAGATCTATGTCGATCATGCAGACCATTCTATTGGATGTTGGACAGGTCAGGAAGACGGTGATACCGACGTGGTATTGGTGGATCGCCAGTCCGTTCTGTCCCAGTTCCCCTTGCCGTGGTTGCAGGGGTGGCAAAGGATCTGCAGGTTGTCTATGTCCAGGGCGAGATGAGGGTAGTGCTTTCGGGGTTTTATGTGGTCGACGTTGATGGTGATACCGTCGGCCGGCGTCGCGCCGCAGCACATACACCTAGCACCGTACTTCTTGATGGCCAGCATCCGCAGCTGCCGCCACTCAAAAGTGTCGAGGAAAGCGTCTGTCTTGGGGTCAGTCTTGCTCTGCGGCTTAGTTGTGACGCTGTGCACCCACTCGTCAGACTTGTCGCGCACGATCCTCGCGTGGAAGGCATGCACGACATGCAGGTTGCGAATCACCCAGCCTCGACAGGACGCACCAGGCGGCCTCGGAAACCCGTCCTTGGCCAGGGCCCTGCAGGTCAGTTCATAGATGCTGGCATGCCGCTCGAATAAATGTCCGAGTCGGCTCTTGGTGTAAGCGTGCAGCTTGCTCTTCTTGATGGGCACCTTGTAGCGCACCTGGGGCATATTCAGGACTCCTTGAGGAGGTTCCAGGCAAAGGCCCCCTACCCCACAGACGTGAAGTAAGAGGCAGGCTCCAGGGCCCCGTAGGGCATCCCCACATGCCAGCTTGCGCTGCGCCCTCGACTTAGGGGATACGGCCAGTCGGCGGACTCTTACGGATTTGCACCGGGCAGGTCTTATGCGACCTCCTTACCGCTACCCTTTTCTTCCGCGCAGCCGGGTTGGGCTCTTGCTCCGTGCGGAGTACGGGTTACGGCAAAACAAAAACCCTCATGGGGAAAGGCTTTAGGCTTGGTTTGCCGCTACTTGGTTGGTCACGCCACCTTCCAAGTGCTTTGACGAAGCCCGCCCCCATGAGGGTTCGGATAATCGCAGGCGTGTGCTGTATCGGTTTACCAGGCCGACACGCTGCGTACAGTAGCCAAACGCTCCGCAGGCTGTCAAGCAAACACGTCAAAGTCCGCACTGGCAGTGGTCTGATGAACCATCGGAGCACCGGCCATGTTGCTTTTCCGCACCATCCGGTTGTACTCGCCGCCACCCAGCATCAGGTAGCCGAAGCTGTCGCCAATGTGCGAGTGCTCGTTCTTGTTGGGTGCGTCTCTGAACCGTTCCTGGCCGGCACCGATGCTGATGCGCTTGAAGTGATAACCGCCTCCCAGAGCCTTTCTGAGGAGCTTGCAGGAGCGATTGACGATCAGCCCAGGCTTACCCATTACCAGCCTCTGCATGGGGCTTGCAGCGGCCTCTCGTCTCACCTTGAAGTCGTTGCTGGCAGTGGGTTGCGCCTTCAGTCCCAGGGTGCGCAGGAAGTCAAAGGACGTGACCTCATAGATCGCGTCCCTTGCCATACCGGCGGGATCCCCCCAGAGCATGACCTGGTGGTTGGGGTATCGTTGGTTGAGCTCTGCGAGCAGCTGCAAGCCGAACCGCTCGAGGCCCATGTCGAAGGTCACGATCTCGTGGTGGATCAGCCAGCGGCCGTTGGGGAGTCTCTGGCCGATGGTGGCTGCAGGGGTGAGACCAAAGTCGAGGCCCACCTGGATGGGTACACCAGGCTCGACCTCAGTCTCACCGCTCATGGTGGCGTCGTCGTACTCGGGCCAGACGGGTCTGCCTTCCTGGACGTAGGTGTACTGGCCCGCGGCATAGCACCGGATCCAGTCCAGGTTCTTGCCCGGCAGCATCTGCTGGTAGTAGCCGGCGGGGAGGTTGTTGATGTTCTCCGCGGCCGGGTTGGTCTTCCACCACTTGCCGGCAGCCAGCATATGGTCGTTGGCCTCGGGGTTGTCCGGCAGGTCGTCCGCGGGCACCTCGATCACGCCGCCTGGTTGCTTCCAGAACTTCCATCCTCGGGGCTTTTCCTTCTCGGCCATGTTGTGCCACCAGTGGTCGTCATCCATCGGGTTGGTATCCATCCAGATGCCGTGCCAGGACGCGCCGCCATCACGCTTGGTTGGATACCTGCCCACCCGGTGCGTAAGGCCGTCTATGACCGCTTTGGGGAGCTCACGGGCCTCGTTGACCCATGCGCCTGTCAGTTCAAGTGAGAGCAGCTTTCTGACGTCCTTGGGCTGATCGAGCGCCAGAAAGATGACCTCGCAGTCAATACCGGCAGCGTCACCGCGGGCTGGCAGCCTGATGTGATGGGTGATGGGTGGCGTCCAGAGCATGTTGCCGAACGTGCTCTCGGGGAACAGATCCAGCCAGGTCTTAATAGTCGTGGTCTTCAGCATGGGGTAGCTGTTGCGTACCACAGCCCATCTGCTGTACCGGATGTTGTCGATGGGGGAGGGCTTCTGTTTGACGGCCTGGATGAAAATCTTCGCCGCGCAGGCGTAGCTCTTCCCGGATCCGACCGGGCCCATGACACCGGCCACGAACTGTCTGGATTGGATGAAGTCGTAGACCACCGGGCTCTCGCTGAAGTCCAGCTTCAGTCCGGTGACGCCGACCTGCTTCGCGCTCTGTTCTTTGGTTCTCACTTGCGTCCTTCAATCAGCATCTTCATGGCGATCACAAGATCACTGGCGGTCTGCTCGGTGATGATGATCGACTCGCTGTCTTGTCTGACCTCGAAGTACATCGGGCCATCAGAGGTTGATTCTGAGTCGATCTCGACATCGATCGCAATGCCTGGCCCGTTGTCGATCTCGTAGCGCGTTGGCTTGATCTTCATCGCTCACCCCTTGATCGTATGGCGGCTTGGTGTTCTTGATATTCCCGCACGCTGGCATTGTGTTTGAACATGTCGCGCAGCACTGGCAGGGTAACGTCTGGCATAGCCTCGGTAACGTACTCGGCATAAGACTTGAACTCTGGTGTGCCGTTTGCAATGGCCTTTTGCATCCACTTAGTCATGTGTTCTTTTCCTTCAGCTTTGCTTCGATGGCATCAAGGTGGGCAAGCGTGTCGTTGCCGTATTGCTCATCCAATGCGGCTTTGTCCTCATCCGTCAGCCCGACCCATTGGCGCGGGTGCTCGTACAGTGGCACCGCATCACCGACTCCGCGATTGATGATCTCGAGCGGGTAGAACAGTTCGCCCTTCGACAGGTAGCCGGCTGGCTTACCCGGAGCCGTCTGTTCAAGCGAGAACGCCTGCCCCATCTGCTCTGCCGTGTATGTGGTGATCGACCCGTCGGGCCACTTGACCCATGCGCCACCGTCGATAGATGTCGTCCAGACCCGGCACAGTTCGTCGCTCTCCATGCACCGGACATAGGTGCCGCGTCGGTACTTCGGCTTCTCAGCCTGCTCGATGGCAGCGCGGAGGGCTGCAACAGCATCAGATGCGACCTTGTGCGGATACATGGTCACTATTGGGCCGCCGTCCTTCGGCTTCCTGACCTGAATTCTGGTTTCAGGATTCTCATACCGCGCCAGTGTCTCCAACACTTCCAGCGCCTGCTTCATTGCTTCGATGCTCATAACCAACTCCCTTTCAGCACATACGCCCGCCCACGCTCCCGTACATCTATCTGCCTGTCGTTCCGCTTCAGCCGCTTCGCGTAGTACCGCGCTCGACCGAGATGCGGAGTGACGATGAAGTTGCTGTAGCCGAACGAAAACTTGCGGGCTTTGTCGAGCATGACGTAGTACAGACGGTGGCGCCTCATATCTCCCCCTTTAGCACTTTGGCTGCGTACAGATACTGATTGTGCTGACCGCCAGACCGCTCGTGCAGGCGCTCCAGTATCAGCACGCACCGATCACGCTCGGCAGCTGCAGCACGCTCTGCAAAGCGCATCAGAAAGGCCAGATCCTTCTCGGGCGTCTCCGACAGCTCCCAGAACGCTCCGGCATCCAGCGCCTGGCGCAAGATCTCATCTCGGTTCATTGCATCTCCTTCGCGAGATACCGGAGCTCCACGATCCGCGCACACTCCCGGAGCTTCGAGACATTGGTGCGCTTCATAACCTCGATCGCAATAGCGACGAACGTCTCGAGCTCACTGCGCTCCTCGTCACCCCATCCGATCAACTCCGCCACACAGGCCTGCAGTCTCGTGTCTCGGAGCGTCGCTACCTTCTCCACCACATACTCGAGATCATCCCGGCTGAGTGTGGCCCTCTGCTGAATGATCTCCCTCATCCTGTCGGCCTGTTCCGCCACAAATCCCCCCTCCGGCTTCATCACCCCTCTCCCCTGGGTGCCACCACGTTCACGTCAATCACCGAGGGCTTCTCATCGTCTTCAGGCTTGTCCAGCAATCCACTGGCCTTTGCCAGCAACCGCAGTACCTGAACCTTGTCGAAGAGCTCGATCTCAAGCGTCTGCTGCCCGTCCTTGCCCTTCGTCACCCTCACGTTCTTAATGGCCTGCAGCGCATGCTCAGGGATCCGGCTGGCACCCTTGAACCTCACCGTCCCGTCATCATCCCAATCCATGATGTCCGTGATCTTCGTCTTCGCCATGCAGAGCAACAGATAAGCAACAGCCTCCCGGTTCTCAACGATCGTGGCTGACCTTTCGAGCCTGCGCTGGACGGATCTGATACCACCCCACCCATCCAGACTCGGTATCGTCGCGCTGAACTTCTGCTTACCCGTAGGCATACCAACACTCCTCAAAACGGGATCTCTTCGTCCTGCTGACCCTGGTACCCATTGCTCTTGGCCTGCTCATGCTGGGACTGCTGCACCCGATCCCCCAGCGCCAGGCTGATCCACTTCTCACCCGCACTCGTCTCCTTCGTCCAACCACTCACCCAGTACACACTCCCGTCCGGCAGCATCAACCGACCCTTCAGATTCGGATGCTTCTCACTCGTCTTCTTGTCGTTCTTGAACAGGCTGCCCTGCCCAGGCTTCATCTCGTATGCCATCGTCATCACCTTTCTGTGGTTAGGAAAACTTGAGGAAAATTTTGGGGTGGCCCCCACTCGCTACCGGTGAGGGGGAGGGGGCAAGGGTCTACGCGTGACGCGCCCGCATGACGCGCCCCACGCGCACGCCTAGCCGTATGACACCGGGCCTCGAGCCCCGCCAGCACCCGACACGGCCCTGCCTGTCCAATTCCCATACGTTCGTTTGAGTTTTGTACGGAGCCCGTAGAAAGGCCTACAACGCGCTGGAAGGGTGCCTGGCTATGTCCGGTCATCCTTGCCCCCGGTCGTGCGCTGTGGGCGATCCTGGCGCGTTTAGGAGGTGGTCTGCGTACAGATCGGTGACCGCATCGACCAAGGTTGCGATCCGCGGAGGCTGCAGACCCTCGCGCCGGTACCGCTCGCCAACCTGGGCGATCAGGTCGACTGCGAGCTCGTGCGGAATCGAATCTTCGATGACTTTGACGTACAACCGTTCGTCACCTTCAACCCTTACACCAAGCTCCTGTATGTAGTCTCTTAAAGACTTTGGGTCTGTCTGCGCAGTCTCATGCACGCCCTCTGCATGCGCACGTGTAGGCAGACCTGTGTTGCCCTTCTTCAGGCCCGCCCGGATGCGCTTGGTGGCGAGCGTCTCGCCGTCCTTCGGCATCTTGTACGGCTTGGCTGGCTGCACGGCTCCGAACGGTTTGACGATGCCTTGCAGCATGCGTGCGATCTTGGCCCGTTGTTCCTCTGGCGTCATGTCCTGCTCCTCGATGATCTGTGCTGGTGGCCGGCAGTCTTCCGCGCTGCTGGCAATGGCGATCGCCTCGTCTGCGCTGATCGCCGGGTCATAGACCACCCGCAACGTGTTGTTGTGGTGGCCGCGGAATCCTTTCCTGATGACCTGGACGTAGCCGGCCTTGCGGAGCTTGGCCATCGACGTGGTGAGCGCCGTGCGGCTGATGCCCATCTTGTCTGCGAGCTTGGCCTGGCTGATCCAGGTGATGCCCGCCCGGTTGCAATGCTGCGTGAGTGCCACCAGCGTGCGGATCGCTCCGTCGCTCACCGTGCGGTCGTAGGCGATCCTGGCCGGCAGCACGCTGAACTTCCGCTCGGGCGGCTTGTAGTCCTTCGGGCGCAGCCGTGGCCGCCGCGGAACCTGGATCTCACTCATCGGGATCCTCAACCCAGTCCGCTCCCATGCCGTGCGGCATCGGTGCCCAACCGACCACCCGGCTGCGCTCGATCACGCCACCGGTGCCCGCGTCATGCCACTGCCGGCGCTCCCGGTCGTACCAACCGATCCAGGTCTCCTCGGGCCTGACTAGCTCCACCAGAACCGTCTCATCGTCTGCCGGCAGGTGCTGCCTTGCCCTGCGCCACAGGATGAGCTCCTGCATCATTGGCCTGGCCATTGCGTTCCTTCCACAGTTTCAGCATCACCGCCCGCAGCTGCTCCGCTGCACGCTCCCCACGCACCGCCTGCACCTCGAGCAGGTAGCGTCGCTTCGTCCACTTCTTCGATCTCGGGCCGACGCTGTCCGGCAGCTGCATTGCCCAGGTCGCTTCGCAATAGAGCCGGTACTGCTCGCTGTGGTTGCCCACCTGGCGACCGTCCGGCAAAGTCACCAGCTTCGCGTTGTCGTGCACGTTCCCGCAGCCCATGCATGCAAGCGCCGCATTGCCACCTTCGATGCCTTCCACCGTTCAAGATCCTCCACGCGCCGCCCTCGATCGGGTTGCGCTGCTGACAGTTACTGCACCACCGCGGCTCGTCGCTCACTCGAGCACCTCGTGCATGTAGACCTCGACGCCAGGCTCGGTCGAATAGAACTTGCTGACCGTCAGCCTAGCGACCTGCTTGTCGTCGACGTAGGCGATGCCGTTGCAAGCGTCCAGGATGGCCTTGGCGACGTTGTCCAGGTCTGGCTTACCCGGCACCGCATCGCCGTTCAGCGCGGCCAACTGGCGCTTCACCGTCCAACTGACAGGCACGCCGACCCGGATGTTGATCCGCACCGCCATCGGGTGCTCTGACGGCTGCCAGGTACCCATCGCTGACCTGCAGGCCTCGCCCACCAGGCGCTCCCA